TCTATCCGATTGGAGCTAAAAAATGGCTGATAATGACAAAGAGCGCGAGGCTTTCTTGGCTAAGATTGGTCAAGTAGCTCCAAGCGCACCAAAACCCGCAACCGCTAAGAAAGATGAGGAATAAGCCAAATGGCAGTTTTCTTAAATAACACAGTCGGTCTTAAGATTAACGCGATTGATCTTAGCGACCACGTTACTTCAATCACCCTGAACTATGCAGCGGATGAACTTGAAGTAACCGCAATGGGTGACACCGCACACAAGTTCGTTAAGGGCTTGGAGTCAGGTACGCTCACAGTATCATTCTTGAACGATACAGCTACTTCACAGGTACTTCAGACGCTTAACGGCGCTTTTGGTACAACAGTAGCCGCTAAGTTGGTACAAGATAAGGTGGGAGCAGTTGCAGCAACTAACCCGCTTTACACTTTTGACATTCTTGTCAACAACCTAACGCCTATTAATGGCGCAGTTGGCGACATGGCAACTCAAGACATTACCTTTACACTTAATTCAAAGGTAACAGTCGCAAGCACAGGCACGTTCTAAACAAGGAGTAAATGGGCATGGCAAGTCTTAAAGTAACTAGGGCAGATGGCACAGAATCTCAGCATGAGATCACACCGGCTATTGAGTACGCTTTTGAACAATACGCTAAGAAAGGTTTTTTTAAAGCCTTTCGCGAAGATCAAAAGCAGACAGATGTTTATTGGCTTGCTTGGGAGTGCTTGCGTAGAGCTGGCGCTCCAGACGTTTTCCCGTTTGGGGACAAGTTCCTAGAAACTTTGAAGGCTGTCGAAGTTTTAGGGGATGACTCCCCAAATGGCTAACGCGTGATTCTTGGACATATCGAATAGCACAACTTTCGATAAACACAGGAATTGCGCCTAGCGAATTTATTAACATGGATCGCGATTTACTCAAAGCGTTCTATGAAGTCTTAAAGAAACAGGCAGAGGAGCGCAAAGTTGCCAGTCGTAATAGAAGGGGTAGTAGGGCTTAGGAAAGCCTTGAACAAACTCGCGCCTGACATTAAAAAGCAACTTGATAAAGAAGTGCGCGAATCTCTCAAGCCAATAATAGATGATGCGCGAGCACACGTTCCCGGCAGCGCTCCCGGCGGTTTAGTCAATTGGAATAATCCCGGTTACGAGCGTAAATCTCGCACAGGTCGTGCAAGTGGTTTTCCGTCTTATGATTCAAAAGTTATACGCAAAGGTTTGAGTTACTCGGTAGCACCAAGTCGTATGCGCGGCACAGGATTTGTATCGCTATTTACGTTGCTCAATCGTTCACGGGTAGGTGCGATTATTGAAACCGCAGGTCGCTTGAATCCTAGCGGAGATCCTGAAAGCCAATCTAATAACCGAAATGCTGGTCGTCAATTCATAGGCGCGATGAATGGCGTTGGAGCAATGAAAGATTATTCAGGGCGTGGTCGTAAATCTACTGGTCGCTTGCTTTATGCTGCTTATTACCGCAATCAAGGCAAAGCCCTTAACGCAATCCTGCAAGCAATTAACACAGCACAAAATGATTTGGTAAAGCGCATACAAAGTGATAAAAAGATGGTGGCATAATGGCGTTAACTGAAACCGATATTAAAATCATTATCGCTGCTGAATTAAAAAAGCAGGGTTTTGATAAAGCAGAAAGAGCCACGAGCAAACTAGAGAAAAGTTTCAAGCGTCTAGGCGGCACAATTGTCAGCGTATTTGCCGCACGCAAACTGATTCAATTTACCAAAGAATCAGCAATGGCATTTGCCGAAGAAGATCGCGCTGTCCGTAGCCTTGCAACGTCAATGGAAAATCTCGGTTTAGCATTTGAAGGCGCTAACATTGAACGTTTTGTTTCTGATTTACAGCGTAGCGTTGCGGTAAGTGATTCTCAGCTACGTCCAGCTTTACAGCAGCTAGTCAATGCCACACTAGATGTAGGCAAAGCGCAACAGTTGCTTGCCCTTGCATTAGATATATCGGCGGCAACGGGCAAAGATTTAACAGCGGTCACAAATGGTCTAAGTCGTGCGTATCTGAAAGACTTAAGCGCATTAAGCCGTTTGAATATAGGCTTAACTGCTGCACAACTCAAAACGATGAGTTTTGAAGAAGCGCAAGCGGCTTTAGCAAATCGATTTTCGGGTCAAGCGGCAGCCGCAGCAGATTCCTATGCTGGCAAGGTGGCGGCGCTGAATATTGCATTTGACGAAGCACAAGAAACTATTGGAAAAAAATTTGTCCGAGCATTAGAAATTTTAGGCGATGGCGATTTTGACAAAGTAATAGATTCAATCGCAAATGCGGCAGATAAAGTGGGCGATGCTTTTATCCGAGCTTCTTTTGGCATACAAAAAGTCAAGGCTTTGCTCAAGGGTGATTTTAGCGCAATCCAAAAGTTGCAAGAAGCTATGGAGCTTGAACTTGCCGGCGGTTTTGGTGGATCATTGGGCGCGCCCGGCATAGCACAACAAATGCAGCAACAATTAAGAGTCCAAAAACAAATTGTTGCAGAACGTAAAAAAGCCGCTAACTTTGCTGAAAAAGAAAAAAAGAATCAAGCAGCGTTAAGTAAAGCAAAGGCTTTGTTTGATCTTGAAAAAATACAAATTGAAGCTGCTTTACAAGGCAAAATTACGGAAGAAGAACGCACACGCTTACTTTTAATGAAGGCTATCGCTGAAGAAAATGTGGACGAAGCCACAAAACTAGCAGCCAAATTAAAAGATCTTCAGGATCAAACAATTAAGTTAGCCGCAATGCTGACAAGTTTTCCAAAGGCAAACGATCCTTTTGCTGATTGGCTTGACACTTTGGCTAAGTTGCACAAAAGCCTGATTGATATTGAAGGCATAACAAAAAATAGAGATTCAAGCGTGAGCGCTGGAAACGCGGCAATGGCGGCTGGAGATTATGCCGCATCTTTGGCGCAGTCATACACGGCAAAAGCCGATGCCACAGTTGCGATTGCCGCTGCCGCTAATGCTGTTGCAACAGCGACAACACCTGAAGAAAAGGCAGCCGCAGACGCGTTCAAAGCAGCCGCAGAATCGGCAAATGCAGCCGCAGATGCTTTAAGCGAATCAGTAAGTGCTTTGGCGATGATTGCTGCAATGGCAGACCTACAAGCTGCAACAGATTTATACAATGAGTCATTAAGCGCGGTTTCTAGCACCGGAGCAGGTTCAGTCACAGTCAATGTCAACGTTGAAGGCTCGGTCATAAGCGAAGGCGACCTAGCCGAAACGATTACAAATATGCAGTACGAAATGCAACGGCGTGGACAAAACGTTCTCATAGATAGCATCGCGATTTAATGGCTGCACCACAAGTCCGTGTCTTTGTTGACTTTGATAGCGATACCGCTTTTGAGACTAACCCGCTGATATTGGGTTCAGCAACCGAAGGCATATTAGGCACAAACCGCTTAGGCTCAGGAACGCTACCTGTTGAGATTACTGACTTAGTTACCCGCGTTGCTATTAGGCGTGGGCGCAATCGCATTACGTCCAAGTTTGAAGCTGGTACGGCTGATGTGGTTTTGTATGATCAAAATGGCGACTGGAATCCGATGAACACGGCTGGTGCTTATTACCCAAATTTAGTGCCGCTTCGCCAGATTATTATTTACGCTACCTACTTAGGCGTTGACTATTACCTTTACTCAGGATTTATTCAGAAATATGACACAGGCTTTAGACAAGGCAACGAGGATTTGTCTACTGTGACCCTTCGGTGCGTGGACGGCTTCAAGCTGCTTGCTGGCTCAGCCATAAGCACAGTAACAGGCGCACCTGCGGGGCAATTGTCCGGCGCTCGCGTCAATGCCATCCTAGATGCCATAGATTGGCCGCTAAGCCTACGAAATGTGGACACGGGTGACTCAACCCTACAAGCAGATCCCGGAACGCCTAGAAACGCCCTAGAAGCCCTGCAAACAGTAGAGAACAGCGAGTTTGGCGGCATATTCCTAGACGCTGAAGGCAGGGTGGACTTTGTAAGCCGTAACAACCTAATTACCATTCCCGCAACTGCCGCCTATACCTTCAGCGATACAGGTTCAAACATTTCTTACACCAATGCCGTTGTTGCCTTTGATGACACAAACCTAATAAATGATGTGACTATTACCCGTGAGGGCGGTACGGCACAAAACGCTTTTGATCAGACTTCCATTGACAAATACTTTTTACATTCAGGTAAGCGTGAAGGCATCCTTGTTCAGACAGACGCGGAAGCGCTCAATCAGGCTAAAGGCATCCTAGCCACACGCAAAGATCCTGAAATCCGTATCGATAGCATTCAGCTTAACCTTTACGATGATGTAAACCCTAATAAGCCGCTGGCTGGGGTAGACATTGAATTGCTAGACGGGGTGCTCGTAACTAAGACGATGCCGGGATCTACCAGCATCACCCAACCTAGCCTAGTCAACGGCATACACCACGACATTACTAAATCAAGCTGGAATACAACCCTTTACACATCTGAGCCTTTGCTTGCCGGCTTCGTGTTAGATAGCACGATTAGCGGTATAATAGGCGAGGACGTGCTGAGCTACTAAGGAGCAACAATGGCAGGTGCAGGATATAAGCTGTTTCAAACAGGCGATGTTTTAACAGCTGCACAAGTAAATACCTATTTGAATGAGCAAACTGTTATGGTCTTTGCTTCCGCCGCTGCTCGCACTAGCGCGCTCACAAGCGTATTGGCTGAAGGCATGGTTTCCTACCTTCAAGACACAAACGCAGTAGAAGTTTATGATGGATCTGCATGGGTTTCCATTGGAGCATCCGGCGACATCACAGGTGTTACGGCTGGAACTGGCATAAGCGGCGGTGGTACATCTGGCACAGTAACAATCACAAATGACATGGCGACAACAATTACTGCCGCAGGTGACATCGTTGTTGGTACGGGATCAGGCACTTATGACAATTTGCCGATTGGCACAACTGGACAAGTATTGACCGCAGACACGACAGTTTCACCATACAAAGTTAAATGGGCTTCTGCCGCTGGCGGTGGCAAGGTTTTGCAAGTTGTTTCAACAACATATTCAACTCAAGCATCAAGCAGTTCTTCAACTTTCGCTGATACTGGATTAAGTTTATCTATCACACCTAGTTCAAGTTCAAGCAAAGTTTTAGTTTTGGTGTCACAGGGCGGATTGCGTAAAAGTGGTGACAATTCTGCAAACAGAATTAGCATTCGATTAATGCGAGGTGCGACTCAATTGATTGTTGCAGATGGAATGTGTTTCAACGGAACTGCTCAAGGTTGGGTTTCAACTGCTCACCCAATAACTTATTTAGACAGTCCAAGCACAACTTCTTCAACAACTTACAAAACCCAGTTTGCCAGCACAGGTGGTACGGCAGACGTTCAAGTTCAAATTGATGGTATTACCAGCACAATTACTTTGTTAGAGATAGGTGCATAATGGCAACTGGTACTGAAGTTTTAAGAATGTTACGTCCAAACGGCGGTTGGGTTATTTATGGTGACGATTTTGATGGCATACAATTTTTAGAATGTGAGCCATTGACAAAAAAAGAATTTGAAGATGGTTTTGCAAAAGTTGATGCATGGAAAGCTGAAGAACAAGCAAAAGCACAAGTAAAAAAGTCGGAAGCAGAAGCTAAATTAGCTGCTTTAGGTTTATCACTCGAAGATTTGAAGGCTTTAGGTCTTGGCTAAGTTGTGTAAAGCGGGGCAACAACTCAGAGAGCAGATAGATGATGCGTTCCCCGATAGAAATAGAAACGCGCCTGAGGGCTGGCTCGGTGATTCACGCCATGCCGCCAGAGTTAGCGATCATAACCCTGACCCTGTTTCGCAAATTGTACGTGCCTACGACTTTAACGCTGATCTTGGATCAAGCAAACATGAAGCATACGACCTTGCTGATCAGCTTCGATTACTTGCCAGATCTGATAAACGAATTTCTTACATAATCTTCAATGGTAAAATTGCCAGTTGGAGAAAGAATTACAAGTGGAGAGCGTACAGAGGAATTAATCCGCACAAATCGCATATCCATGTCAGTTTTACTGCGAAGGGCGATGAAGATCGCAGTATGTTCAGAATCCCGCTACTCACAGGAGAGCCGATAAATGGAGCAAGCAAAAGCAGTCGTCGCAAGTTGGGCAAGATCCTTTCTAGCAGCAGGAATAGCAACATACCTAGCGGTGGGTTGGGATGCACCTGCAATTGTCAATGCCGCTCTGGTCGCGAGTCTGCCGGTTATTCTCCGCTGGCTCAATCCTAACGACACAGCTTTCGGAAGGCGATGACTC